TTCAATTTGCTTTCCTATGTATTGATCAATATATGATCGAATATCAATATTCGAGTATGTTTGATTTAATTTGACAGCAAAATATTGGGGATCATATGTAACACTTCCCGGTATTACTAATGAACCCTCTTTAAATATGTGACTTCCAAAGGATTCAATTTGATTTTGTAGTATTGACTGGAGATTGTTTAATTCTCTAGACTGAATGGGAGTCCCAGGCTTAAATAATACTTTATAATAATTATCGTCAGCATCAAAATCATCAAAATAAGGACTTACATTTAAATTAGTTTTTTGTGCCATTGGTTAAAATTCGAGAATAATTTTGATGTCTTCTTTTTGTCTTTCATTTCTATAGACTAGAGGTCTATTATCAATATATAAAATATCCCCCGTTCTTTTATTTATCTCTGAAGAAGCAAGTCCATCAGTAAAATTGACTCCCAGATTTATAATTGAATTTTGGATGTTTGTAGTTATTCCAGAGAAGTTTAAAATACTTCCAGAAAAACCACTAGATTCTCCAATTACGTTTAGACCAGAATTGCTGAAATTTATACTTCTTCCATCAATAGAAACTTCAATATAATCAGTTTCATCATTGGAATCACCATTGTAAAGAGATCTATCAGTGAAATACTTTAAAACCTTAGTATCGTCATCATAAGATGCTACATATCCAACTGCAGTCCCAACTCCAGTAATTGTTTGTTTAATTTTTTCTCCAATAGTTGGGGAAAAATCATTTACACTATCAAAAATAATTGATTGCAAATTTGAAAATTCTCCACCATAATAAATTTGATCCGATGCATATTCTTTTGGATTTTTTACAATACCAATTTGACAAAATCTAGAATTTACTGGAAAATCTCTGGTTGAAGAATCAAATCTAGTATATAATAATACTTTATCTGCACCTAATTCGGTGTAAATATCATATCCATGACCTTTTGATGGTGGGATAATTGGAATTAATTTTGCTGGATTGGTTATATTTCCAATTGGTTGTAAATTTCCTAAGTCAACAATACCGTATGAATATCCAGAACCTCCGGAAGTTACGGTAGTATTAATTATTTCTCCTGCAGAATTTGTTTCTATTGAAACTTTAGCTCCAGAACCATCACCCAAGATTGAAACTTCACCTGAAGTATATCCTGAACCACTTTCAGCAATAAAAACAGTTTTAATCTGATTTTCATTTAAATCAGAATTACCATATTCTCTTACACTTACAATATTTGAGTCAGTCGATGTTGACCAATCATTTGGTAATGGTATATACTCTGTAGAATCAAATTTTATAATATCTGAAGGTGAAATAGTAAACAAATATTTCCAAACATATCCATCTGAACCATTTCCTGCGGCAGATGGTTCTAAATCAGTAAATTTTGGTTCATATTGAGATTGATTTGCCTGATTATTTCCTGCACCACTTCCATTTTTTATGCAAATATATACATTATATTCACTATTAATTACATAAAATTCAGAATCAAATAATCTTGGTCTTTTTGATACTGTAGTTAGATTTGAAAAACTATAATCATGTCTATACATATCATATTTTTTACCTCTAACCCAATCAACTCTCTTCACAACTCTTCTTACACTAGAAGAAGTTACTCTTTTTCCAAAAAGTAAAGTATCTTTATATTGATTTAAATAGCTAAGATTGTCAACTGGATTTGGGACAAAACCTTCAGAAACACCTGGAGATCCCTGCCAGTTTTCATTCCTAGCAAATCCAGTATAAACACTTGGATTTGGCAATCCAACCCATATATAATAAGAATTTGTAGAATCTTTTATAGATTCTACAAAATTCGAAGAATTTTCAATTCTAAATTGATCTGTTACAAGTGCGGACATCTATATAACTTTTTTCTTATATTTATACTATTAGAGCACCACTATCTCTGAATCCAAAGTTTCTTCTTTGAATGATAGGATATGTTGATAGTCCAGAATTATATGAATCAGATGTCATACCAACACTAGAAGTATATCCCATTATATCAATATCTAGTGGATCAACAGATCTTCTCTGGAATCCAGAAAGTCTTCCCCAAGAAAGTTTTCCTACAGGATAATTTAATGTTCCTGAAGTTGTTATTCCAGAAATATTTGATCCGGAATCGACATTGCATACTATAGTTCCAGTTGAAGAATTGAAAGATGCAACTTGATAAATGTTATTGACAAATGATGTGGATATTGATAAAGTATTTGATCCAGAATTATCTAAGGAAATGACTCCCTGTCCAACATTAGTCTCAGTAATATAAAATACTGTTCCAACAGTAAAATTAGTGAACGTGAATGGGTCTCTACTAATTACAAATTCAATTCCATCAGCAGCACCAATTCCAGAAGTTGGAGATATGCTAGTTACACTAGCATTAAATCCTTCTAGATTATTTACGCCAGAAATTAATTCATAATTTTTTGATGGTATAGTTGTTCCAACTCCAACAGCGTTTGTAAATACAAGAGCATCAAAATTAATTATAGTTTCATCCTCATAATCAAATAAACTAATATCATCAACATATATTTCTGTTGAATTTGCATCAAAATTACTTATAATATTGGCAGTTGGATATACTTGAGATGATTTTAATCTTCTTGCCTTTGATAATTCCTCATTATTAAGTATTAAGTCAGATTTTTGTTTTGTCCAATGCAATGGCTTATAATTTTGATCATCTATACCAACATACTGATATATATTTGTCTGGAAAACATCAGAGCTTGTTATGGAATAAACAATTCTTTCATCTTGAGTTTTTGTATTTTCAATTTCATTGTTTAATACAATTTGAACAGTATCTCCAATTTGTATAGTTTCATCAATATCAAATTGAAGACTATCTTCACCTCTAGTTCCTCTGTAGAAGAAGACCTTAACGTCATCAGATTCTTTTGGTGGGAAAGTAAATGTGAATGTAGATCCACCATTAAATTGATATGATTTTATTGGTTCTTGTAAAACTCCATTTATAAAGATAACTAAAACATTATTCAAATCAATCAATTCAGACTCTTCGTCAAGTTCATCAGTCTCAAAAGTTAAGTTTTCTCCTCTGTAAATTAGTGGGAATCTGACTCTCTTTCCATCTTGATATGGTGCTAAAGAATCTATATAATCAAGTTCCCCAATCTGAATAGCACTAAATTCATCAGAAAATGTATCTACCACAGTAATTTCAAAATCATATATTGGAGCAGATAGATTTCTATCAGTAACTAGACCAATTGGTTTAAATACATCGCCTCTTCTGAAACCATAACCATTTCTAACAAGATTAAATCCTTTAACTTCGTAAAGAGTAGAACCAATACCAACAGAATCACTTGGTCCTACATCTAAAGTTATAAGAGCACCAAATCCAGAGTCTGTTGTAGGTCCCTCTGATAGTCTAGAAACACCAATTATAGAGAGATTGCTATAAGATGGTGATCCAACATTTATAAATGGATTTACATAACCTGTTCCACCGAAGACAACATCAAATGCCAGTGTTCCACCAGCACCAACAATTGCATTAATAATAGCATCATCACCATTATGATCAGGATCGATAATTTCTACTGAAGGAATTTCATAATAACCAGAACCAATCTCATCAGATGGTTGTTCTCCTACAGAGATTATTGAACCAGAATTTAAAACTGCTGTTACTGATGCTCCAACTAGAGGTGCAAAACCAAGTCCTGCAGTTGATCCATATGATACAATAACACCTCCTCTTGGAAGTTTATTCTGATTTATATCAATTTCAGATAAGAAATCATTTTCTTCAAATGTTATTCCAGTGAAGGTGATACTAGATATTCCAAGATTGAGATCTTCCTCAATAATATAATTATTATCGGAATTATTTTCAGTAGTTGGTGATTGGAAGACACCATTAATGAATACTAGTCCATTACCACCACTAGTTCCTAAACCTACAGTGTTTATTCCTTGAGAAGATAATGTGAATGTTTGTCCAATTCCAGTAAATTGATCTGAAATGTCATCATACACTTCATTACTTTCATAACTCTTTCTCAAGAATACTCTACCATTAAAACTATCTCGATCTATAGATAGATTACTTTCACTCGCACGAACTAAATCTAAATTATTTCCTTTTGGTGGATCAATGAAGTATATTTTATTTCCATTGATATTATATGCACCCCTATAAATTTGACAATTAGTTCCATCTAGATGAGATAACGCCTTAGATCCAAAAGATCCTCTAGAAACTTCAACTAAAGGTTCATTTCCGGAGAATGTTATGGGACCTACACTTTCAGTTCCATACCCAACATTTTCAACTATTGCATATTCATCTTCAATCCTCAATACATCTTTAGGTTTAATTGAACTTATTCCACTAAGAGAAAAAGTAGTGGCACCAGCAGAAATTTGACCAGAATTGTTTGCAAGAACATGACTAATGTAGGTATATGAAATTGGACTTTGAACTAAATTATTAATTGAAATTAAAGATTTTTCATTTTTCTTTACCATCTCAATTTGATGATAATTACCAATTCCAACAGAAGTAAATGTAACACCATATCCGGCAGTAGCATATTCCTTTCTAGTTGCTACTCTAAATGTATTATTATCATCTCTAATAGCATATAATGTAGATGGTAGAAGATCAGTTAATACTCCAACATTATCCTCAGTTTCAACTATTCCTATAGGAGAACTTCCAATTCCTACAAACGTTGATCCTGGAGTATATTTTAATTCTTCCCCAGTATTAAATAAATGATCTTTAATATTGAATGAATTAGTAGAAAAATCTACTACACTAGTATTTGATGGATCAAAAGATTTTGCAAATATTGGAGAACCTTTATAATTCATTTCAAAATCAACTTTATATCCCAAATCTACATTGTTTCCATAATAATTTGCTAAACTTAGAGATTCATTAACTGGGGAATAATTCAAATCTAATGGTTGATTAATTTCATCGAAATCTTTATAGAAACATTGATTGAAGGAAATAATTTCAACATCATCTGGGTATGAATAAGGTTTAAACGATAATTTAAACTGTGCAAGGGAAAAATCTCCAATAAATGTTCCTACACCAACTTCACTTCTAGCAGATAAGAATGGATATTCGGAAACATATACGTCAGAACCATCAAATAATGAAATAACTTGATGGACTGAGCTAGTTTGACCAGTGCTTACCTTGACAGTTGATTTGACCGCAGAGAATAAATTAGAATCTATAGAGAATACTTCTCCAGTTCCTGATGTTATTGTATCAAATTGAGATTGATATAGAGCAGTTCTTTCGGATCCATCTGGTTGATTTTCTGAAAGAAATCTGTATGTGCCAATTCCCAAAGATGTAGATCCAAATGCAACACTTCTACTTCTAATAGTTAAGTTTTCATCAGTGATGCTTGTATAATTTAATGATAACTCTCCACCATCTAAAGATGGTTCAAATTGCCCTAGTGAAGAGAAACTAAATCCATCTTCAGAATCAAAATAATATTGATTTATAAAAGTATCATTTCCATCATGAGAAACATAAATTTCAACATAATTCATCTTGGATTTGTCACCATTTAATATCTGAATACTAGAATGGACAGCGGAATAATCGTTAATATCTAAATTATAGACACTAGTAGATATACCAGATTCTGCTTCTACATTGCTAGACAACAATGAAATACAACCTAATTCATTTGAATTTGATCCTACAAAATCATTGATAAATGTTTCCTTCAGTATTTTAAATGATATTGCAGAATTATCGGGATCTACTGGATATGCATCAAGTATATAATTAAAGTTTACATCATATGATGGAATAATAGTTTCTAATATATTGTCTCCATTTGAAATTTGAGTTTTAAATAAAGAATAAACACTTTCATCATTATTAAGTGAAATTATTTCATTAAATTGAACTTTTCCACTAATAATATCTTTGGAAAGTATTAAAAATTTATTATAATAATTTGAAGAATTTATTGATATAATCGTTTCATTTTCTTTTCTTTTATCATTTTTACTTGAAAAATCATCACTTATATCATCAATATCCAAAACTCTATTAGATTTGCAAAGAACAAAATCTAGCAAATATGTATTATTAAGTTTTACTGATCTAGAAACATCACTAGATCCATTTTTAGTAACGTTTACATCTATTGCCAAATCAAAATCATTAATTCTATCAACTCTAAGCTCCGAGAAGAAACTATTTTTCAGTTCAAATTCAGTTTTTGACTCAGTAGATATTCCAGAATCTGCTTTACCAGCTATTTGAACATCTGCAAAATCTTTTAATCCACTTATATGAACTAATGGATTAATTACTGAAGATATTTCATCCCATGTCTTAGTGCTCTTCACAGAATAAGACATTTTCTGATAATAATCATTATC